GCCCGTGTTCGCCCTTTGATAACGTCGTATGTGTAGCTGACATGAGCCATTTTCTTCATCAGGCCTGCCGGTTGGTCAAGCAGCCCACCCGCTTCCGGCAGAGCGCCCCAGGTCTTGCACGCCCAGGCCATTTGCAGTTCTGGCGGGGCCGGGCCTTTGCCGTACGCAGCCCGCGCCGCCGCCGTTATGAGTTTGGGTCAATGCGCATCACCCGTTCGTATTCAGCGTTAATCTGCTGCGCTAATTCGCGCACCTCACGCGCGGGCATGTCTGGTATCTCGCTTTCGTTGATGCCCTTCAGCCAGCCGGATTGAATGGCGCATCGCGCAAGAGCAGAGGCGACATGACCAACCCCAGCCACTTCTTCAATCTTCGCCTTCTGGTAGGCATCCTCAAACGCTTCAATGTGTCTCTGTGTCAACGGCACAAAATCAATAGCCATTTATTACCCCTATACGGCGGCCACGGTCAGGCCGTCGGCTGCAAAGTTGGCAACAACGGTCGGAACGCCGCTGCTTGAGATACGAATCTGTCGGCCAGTGATATACATGGTCGTGGCGCTAATCTTCTGGTATGTGCCTGTGTTCCCTTGCGGATAGCAAAGCAACGCGCCGGAACTGCCGATGTCCACATAACCGATAAGCGCCGTGTCCGTCTTGCTCGGTTCAAATGTCACTGTACCGGTAACGCGCTTCGTGCCCACGATGGGCGTGCGTCCCGCACCAGCGGCCACGCCGCACGACCCAAAATACACGTCGGCCGTTTCGTCGAAGCTGATTTCTGTCATGCATGTAATTTCGTCGCCGTCTACGCTAAACGTGCTTTTCTCGTCAAGAATAAAATCTGCTGCCATTGATTAACTCCCTGTTGCTGCGGCTATGGTCAGGCCGTCGGTTGCAAAGTTTGCAACCACTGTGGGCACGCCCGAACTTGAGATGCGCATCTGCCGTCCCGTGATGTGAATCGCCGCCGCGCTAATCTTGAGATGTGTGAGCGTGTTACCCGCCGGGTAGCATGTAAGTGCGCCCGTGTCACCAACCTCAACCAAGTTGACCAGCGTCACGTCCGTTTTACTTGGCTCAAAGGTCACCGTGCCGGTGACCCGCTTGGAGCCAACGATAGGCACGCGTGCGCTTCCTGCCGCTGCCCCGCAACTGCCAAAGTAAACGTCGGCCGTTTCGTCGAAGCTGATTTCTGTCATGCATGTAATGCTTCCCGCGCCGATTGTGAACGTGCTTGTATTGTCTAAGATAAAATTAGCCGCCATCTGTCACCTCTCTTAAGTACTCCGCGTCAACAAGCGCGGCTATGTTTTCGTCGCTTACGTATGCGGCAAGCGTTTCGTAATCCAGTACCGTGCCCGGCTCATGCGCCCCAGTTGCGCCGTCTGTCAGGCGTACCAGCACCATGTATCGTTGCTGCGTCGTCTTCTCTTTTGTCATTAGTAATTCTGTCCTGTAATCGTAGCCACGACCGCCCAGTACCCCGTATCGCCAACGACCACGCCGCTGCCGCGCAGGTCATACCCCATGATTGGCATGGGCTTTGCCATTGCGTCTATGGCGGCCTCAACCGCATCCATCATAGCCACCGTAGAATCAAAGTTTGGCTCGGCGTTGTTGAGGCCCACGGCCTCAACACAAACCACCATTTCGATAGTGCGGCCTTTGCCGCTACCGCTGCACGTTGACACGCTGCCTGAATTACGATTGCCATTAGGCAAGCGCACGAACATGGCCGGTAAATCGGCGTGCCCAATAGAGACGGGTGTGTGGTCATATTTGCGCTTCACGTTCGTAATGGTTAGCCCACCAAACGCGGCGGCAAATGCGGCGTATGTGCTCAAGCAAGCCTCCGATACGGGGCCAGCGCCATGCGTACATCGGCAGGCATACCCATCGGCTTAAGCACCACGCCCGCTTCAATGGCCGTTACGTCCATCATCTGCGCGTCACGCTGCCGATAGTAGAATGAGGCCAGCCGCACGCAGGCGTGAACGATGTCATCCGGCGGCGTGGTGCTGTAGGCCCAGCGCCCTTCAATCGTGATGGCGCTTTCCCAGTCCGTGCTGTACGTCCACGTCTTGCCCGCGCTGCCTTTGATGCGAATGGCATAATAAGGCGTTTCGTTCGCGGGCACGGTCACGTACTCAGTGCTTGCCACCTCAATACCGTCTCCGTTCGTGATGGTCGTAATGCTGCAAAGATCGCGGTCAAGGTAGATTGCCCGCGCCGTGATGTGCTTACCAGCAGCGTCCAGCGTCTGCTCTGTGTCAGCGGCGGCGGCGAACGTGCGGCCCGTGTATTGGTCGATAACGGCCGTGGCACGGTCTAGCAGATCATCAATGAGATCGTCGCTGCCCGTGCCACTTACGTCTAGATATGCCTTAACGTCTGCCTTAAGCGCGTAGGCCATTACTTACTCGCCTTCCGTTTTGTGCGACTAACGCGGCGCACTGGCTCCGCCACTTCTGGCGCGTCAAGTGCTACAGCACGACCGGCCCCAAGTAAGTTTTTAGCATGTGCGTCTGGCATCATGCCCGGTGTCTCATATTGGCCGGCGGTGTAGTACTCCTCGTCTGTCAGTACGCCGCGATAGTCACCTAATAAATTGATACGCATTACACCATGAACCCCATGACCTTAATGGTCAACTCGCCGGCGGCAACGTCGCCCCAGTCGCTATCCTCTGCAATGGTCAGCACCGGCTTAAACGCCGTGGCGACTAGCTGCGTACCGGATACCGCGCCGAGGTCGATGGCCGTGGCCGTGGTGAAAACAGACGGCGTGCCGGTGTTCAGGCGGTCGGTGTCTGAACCGTCGCCAACGATGATTGTGGCCGTGGTGTCACCGGCGAACCCGGTCACGTCCGTAAGCCAGCACCGTTCGATGAAGTAACCAGCAGGCAAAGTAAACCCGCAGGTATACGTGCCGGTCGCATCTTTCTCGTCTGTGAAGTCGGCAAAGCCGATGCCCGCTTCTTCATAAACCTCTCTGGCAATAATGTATTCAGGAATCTTAACTGTGGACATATTTCATTTTCCTTAAGCGGCCGTGCTAAACGGTGTCGCTTCTGAACCGCCAGACTGCTTGATTACGCCGTCAACGAGATACAGGTTGGTGGCAACATCGGTGAAGCTCACCCAGTCACCAACCTTGCCGCCCGTGGCCGTGCCGCATGTAAACGTGTTGTTACCTGAAGCCGCGCCCCATGCGCGGGAATCAGCGCCGGCGTCGGTGTCAATCGCCACGACGCCGCCCAGGAACGTGGCCGCGTTCGTCAGGCCGACAATCGTGCCACTTGTGGAGGCGGTCGTGACGTACAGAACCTTGTACACGTTGCCCGTGCCAGATGCGGCGGGTAACGTAATGACGGCGTCCGCGTCGTTCACCAGCGTGATTTTATTGGCGTGCGTAGCAGCCGACAGGGTGAAGTTACCAGCGGCCTGCGTGACCAACGGAACCGGCCCCGTCACGCTTCCGGCAGATAACGCGCCGGTTACGGTCGTGGCCCCGGTAACAGCCAGCGTACCGCTTGCCGTCAAGTTGGCAAAGTCGGCGTCGTGTCCGATTCTTGGAATGTAAGTTGATTGTGCCATTGTTTGTTCGTTTATCCTTTGCCTCGATGGGGCGAGTTTCCCCGCCCCACTTTCAGGCTGTCATATCAGACTAAACGGTGATGTTATAAGAGATTGCTGACGCTTCCGTATCACGCTGCGTCAGGCCAAATCTCATCAAAGCCACGATCTCGGTGGCGTCTGCGGCTGCTACGCGGGTCGTTTCGATGGTCATGCGACGACGCCAACCAAACAACCACTGATCCCAACGAACGGCTAGGATTTGCCCCTTCGTGTTGTTGCCAGCCGTGTCGGCGTCAACCGCGCCGGCCGCGTTGGACAAGCCGGTTCCGCTGATCTTGCACATGTGGGCGCTCAGGTATTGCGGATAGCCCCAGACCTTCGTCAGCAAGCCGCCCTCGATGGTGGCCCCGGTGAATACGTCCTGGGTCTTAAACTCGGCCAATTGCAGGGCCTTCCAGTGCGTAGACGGGTCGATGATAAACGCGACCTTGTTGCGGTCGAGCGCGTTCTTACCCGCGCTGCCCATGAGCTTGACCGTTTCCAGCCAGTCCTCAACCGTCAGCGCCGCACCGTCACGGCTGTTGGCCTTGGTGGTAATCAGCGGAGACTTGCGGAATCCGTTCACCGTCAGGAAGTATTCGTAGCCGGTCGGCGTGGTGTCAATTGCATTGATGTTCGTGCTGGCTCCCGTGGCGGTGTCACCGTCGATGACGGCCGCTTCTACGTACTCAGAACCGGACACGACAAGCTGTCGCTGCAATTGCGGCACGTAGGGCAATACGGAATCTTCTTCCATCTCGCCCGTCCAGAGCACACGAGCGCCCAGCTTGGCAAGTGTCATGGTCTGGTTATCAGTGCCCATCGTGGAGGCGGTCACGGTGTTGGTCACTACGCCGCCAGGATTCGCACTAATGCCGCTGGACTGCCCGACCTTGTACCAAGTCGGGTCAGTGCCTTCCAGTGGGATAACCACGCTCTCAGCACCGGCCGGCACTTCCATTTGCGGCAAGTTGTTCAGTACAAATGTTTCGTGTCGAATGGCTTCCCACAACTGCCCAGAATAAGCAACGCCAACCCATTCATCGCCGTAGTTGGCAAGGGTTGACTGCGCGATTTCATTGGCCTTAACGCCAGCCATCTTCATGGCCGTGGCTGCAACTTGCAGCGGTGCGCTGTCACGCACCTCTTCGGATTCCAGGCGCATCGCCAGCGCCTTATAAGCCGCATCGGATACGCCACGGCGCGAACGGCCGTTGCGCTTGGCAGATGCCAGCGTTTCGATCAAGAAGGCGATGTCGCCAGCGCCCACGTTGTCATATTTCCAATGCTTAGTGTCCAGAATCACATTAGGGGCGCTCTTCTCGGCCACGGCCGGCGCGGGTTGCGGCTTATTCTCGATAGCCTGCAAACGCTCGGCCAATGGCTGTACCAGCGCCTTGATTTCCTCAAGCGTCACCGCAGGCGGGGCTTGGTATACGTTGTTAATTTCCTTAACTTCCTCAGTCATTTTCTTGTCCTCATTAGGTTCGATTATTGTCGGTGTCTCATCTTCACCCGCCGCTGCCTCTTGACCGTCGCTGTCCTGGGCGACCTCTGCAAGCATGGCCTTAAGGGCCGGGTCTGATTCGACTAGTGCTTTCAACCGCGCAACGCCGACCGTTCTCGGGTCGGCTGGTGTCGGTGTTAAGCTGTATTCAAAGATGGGCCACGACTTCAGCCGCCCACCGCGCCCCCGTACCAGGTGGGGAACGCTGCCACTTGACCAGCCCAATAGGCCGGCTTCCACCAGCTTAATCACCGCGTCTGCATACGCTGCGGCGCGGCTGATTTGCGCCTCCACCCAAATACCAATGCCATCAGGCTGTTCTTTTGTCGTCTGCCCAATAATGTTTTGTAGTTCGGCATTCTTGGTATGGTCATAATAGACGGCCTTGTTCGGCACGCGCCCAAGTTGATAGTCTGTGTCCGGCGTAAACGTCTCCCCTTCCAGGTCGCGCCCGCCGAAGATAACGCCATAGCCGCCGACCAGTACCGTGTCGTCTGTCTGCTCTAGTATCTTGACTGCCGTTGTCTGTTCGCTCATGTGTTAGTCCTTCCCAACAAAAAAGGCGACGCATCAATTAGACGCATCGCCCGGTGTTATCAGGGGGCTTATTATGTTGTCGCCCGGTGGCTGGGCCAGGGGGCTTATGTTATAGGCACATTATACCACGGCCTGCGCCGCTATTTCAATGCGCCCGTTCCCGCTGCGGTATTGACTGCTCCATGCCCAGCATACGCTCAAGCGCCCGCAGTTCGGAGATGAGTGCACGGCGGCGCTCCACCATCCACATGCGTACCATATCGCCCGGCACTGCGTCGGCGGCTTCCATGTCTATCTGCCATTCTGGTTTCGGTTCTGTCATCAACCCCCCTATCTGTTCAACTCGCGGCGCACCACTACCTCAAACTTGCGGGCTATCTTGTCGGCGTTCTTTTCGAGCGCCTGCTCTGTCGTGCGCCATCCTGATTCCTTGTGAAACGGCTGCTGCCAGTCGCCTTGCGTGAAACGCACGCCCGGCTTGTTATTGCCGACGATGCCGCGCACGCCGTTGCTTTGCATCCGCACTTCATACGTCCATGCTTTGGCGCTGCCGGTACGCTTGTACCCGCCCGCCTTCGTGGTCTGTATCTCGCCGCTGCTGACCTTTGCCCAGTACGCCCGTTTCTGCCCCGGCGTGGCAAGGCGGCTGAACGCGCCCGCTGACTTGCGCGGCGCGGTGGCGAGCCAGTCTTGCAGCAGCGCCAATGATTCCTCCATCGGGTCATGCAGCACGCGCTGGAAGTCCTCCAGCTTATTCAGCTTGCGGCGTAGTTGGTCGAGGCCTTGGATTTCCATTGGTGTCCCTTAGCGGCTCGAAGCGTATGCCGTTGTCGCCTGGATAGGGTTGGCGGTGGTCGTGCGTGCCGTTAAATATCTCTTGCGGGATTTTATCGGGGAAGGCGTCACACAATTGACTGCCAAAATAGTGTTTACAAAAAATACACTGCTGCGATTGCATTATTTTAAAACCATCCTTAGCGCCTGAATAAATATATCTGGGATGTCAACGCCAATATCATAAGCCGTTGCCAACTCTGGGAACAGCTCCGTTATTGCCGATGCCCCATATTCTGAAACGGCAGCCCACGGTACGGTGTTGTTTATTTCATTTAATGCGGTTGCTAAATCTTGACTATAACCAACGCCTAGTTCTGCACGCCTTTTAAAGTCTACAATGTGATAAAACTCATGGCGCACCACCGCGTCAAGCGGGTCGTCAGCGTCCGAAAAAATAGCATACCTTTGAGCGGCCTCCCACCTTTTTAGCTGGGTTGTGTTCTGTTCTACAAGTCTCCATCGCGCTGGGTCGTTTATGTTTTTTATAAGCCTCTCGATATTTTGCGCCTTGTTTTGTGCAAAAAGGGCAATTTGTTCGTGTTGCTTTTTAGCGGCGTTTTTCAAAAATGTCTTTTGTATTTCAACCTTAAACGTGTCACCGGCCCAAGTTGCACGACCATACGCCGCCGCCTTTTTTTGCTGATAGCCAATAGAATTGACGGTTATTCCGCGACTGCCAAGCACCTCTTCGGCTGCCTTCAATATCGAGTTATGCTGGGCTAGTGTAAGGTCGGGCAGGTCGTATTCATCCGCAACCCTAAACATTCGTTCATAAACCTCGCCAACGCTTTGAGCAGGAACCCACGGCGGGCGCACTGGCTCAATGGGTTGCCCCACCGGCCCAAGCCCGAACTGCCCCAGCCCCGTCTCGCGTTCCTCAGCGCCTTCTACCACCGGCGTGATCCAGCAGCGGCAGTTCGGATGTGCGGGCGGTTCGCTCATGACTATGTTACCGGCCCGAAACTCTTCGTTAAGCCCAGCCACCACGTTATGCAGCGGGCCGCAGGTAGGACACACAACCTCATCAACGTTCGTATTCCAGCGCCGCCGCTGTATCACCTTGCTTTCTTTCCACGCCGCCATATTGCCCTCAGCGTAGGCGCGGGTTGTCTCCGTGACGGCTATCGTGCGGGCGCGGGTCAATCCGAACGGCCCGCCAGGTTCGGCTAGACGCTTGGCAAGCTGGCCTATGCTTTCGTTGTTGGTTGTCCAGTCGGCCACGGTGTCGGCTACGCGCTGCCGCGTCGTGTCGGTCACGCCGCGAATGAGTTGCGCCCCGAACCGCCGCGCCCACCGTTCGGCGGCCATGTTCGCAAGTTCCCAATCAATGTCAAATATACCCTTGCTGATGCCCAGCACGGCTGTTTCGATCTGCCTACGGCCAAAGCCAGCGCCCTCAAGGGCAATGTCACGCAGCACGGCGATGATGGAATCATAGAACGGCTGATACACGTCACGCTGCCGGATACGCGACACGATGAAGGCCGCGTTATCGGCAGTCATGCCGCGCGTGATGTCACGCCGCCACTTGTCCAGCGCCGCCGCTATGCGTTCCTCTGCGTCCGCTTCCATGCGGCGCATTTCACGCTTGGGCGGGTTGATGACCTCGACGGCCTTAAGGCTATGGGTATTCGCGCCAATCATGGGCGACTATCTCGCGTTCAATCTCTGCCGGTGTCAGTACGTCGCTTGTAAACGGCCGTTTCAGGTACGTGCCATTCTCAATGAACCGTTGCAAACGGTCAAGCTCCACGGCCTTCGTGTCAGGCATCTGGTCGTCGTCCTCTTCATCCGGCATCGGCTGCGGTAGGAACTGCGGCGGCGGTTCCGGCTTGTCTGCCAGCAGCGGCCCGTCATAATCTTCGGGAACGTCAAAGCCCAGTATAGCCACCACCGCCAGCGGATGTAACCCACCGCCAACAAGGAAGCTGAACGCCTGCGCCCGCTGCGTTTCCTCTTCTTGCATGACGGGCAATTCATTCATGCGAACGTCAAGCGTGACGCCCGTCTTTATGATGTCCGCGTCACCATTGATGACCTCGGCAATGTCAGCGAACCGTTGCGCCATCGTCTCCGCGAAGCCTAGCTTGTCGCTCATGGCCGTGGCGTAATTGGCCGCGTTGCTCATAACAATGCTTTCAGGCACTTGCATACGGGCAAGAATGGCTTGCCGATGGCGGGCCACGGTGTCACCCAGCGCCAGGTCATTCGGCGTGAAGGATAACACCTGCACGGTCACGCCTTCACGCACGGCGATGGTCTTGATTTCGCGCGGGTTGCGCATGGAATTGAAGATGCGATTGAAGCGGCTTTCGACGCGTTCCTGCTCCACCGCTGGCGTACCGGCCGGCACGTTGATCAACATGTAGGGCAAGGCGCTGCCCTCGAAAAACGAATCTTCCATCCTCGCGATGTTGTAAAGCGTTTCGGCATTCAGCCGCACGCCTTCCAACGGAGCCGGGTCAGGGCGCAACTCGCCCATGCCCTCGCGACTGAACCATAGCACATCCTGCGCGGCTACCGGGTCACGCTTGCCGGCCTTGCCCTCACGCCAGAAACGGACAACGCCATCCTCATGCGTGGCCGTCTTCCAGTCCGGTTCAATCTTGTCCGGGTCAAGCCAGATGAGGCGCAGCAGCTTGCCGCCGGCCGTCCGCAGCTTGTACACGAACGCGCCGTTGGGCTTGATCTGTAAGGCCTTGTCAATCTGTCTAAACAGCGTGGCCTCGGAGATGGTGAACGGCGCATCATCCAAATCAGTCTCGCCGCGCACCCACGCGTGCGGGATGGATAGCAGCGTGTCGCCACGCCGAGCCAGCGCCGCAGATGTCCACGCTTCCTTGCTTGCCAACTCATCGGCCGGCACTTGCTCATCAAAGCCCAGCATAGCAAGCCAGTTGAACTCCGCGCCGCTGTCGGCCACGTCGATGGCCTTGATTGCCCCGCCGCGCTGCAAGTATAGGCCCGGCTTCAAATCCCCGTAATCAACCCCGTAAGTTTCCATCCATCACCCCTACCAAATAATCAGCGGGCCGCCATCAATGGGCCATAATGCGCTGCCAATGTATCTCAGGCTATCCAAAACGTGATACGTGCTCTTGTCGGCTATATCTGCCGTGGGTTCGCCCATGTCGTCTAGCTTGCGCGAATAACTTAGCAGCTCGTCCAGCAGCATCGGGCAAGTGTCCATCACAAAGAACTCGTCACGCTTGATTGCACCATAGACGCGGTTGATGCCAAGCTCCACGGCTGACACGGGCGGCTTGCCCACGTATAGCCCAGCAGCCGAGAACTCTAGGCGCCAGTGGTCTTCACTTGCCGCGCCGCCGTATGCCATCGGTACGCCCGGCTCGCCGACCAGCATGGCCTCTTTGTGTTCGTTCGCCGTGCGCCCGCCATGCCAATATTCGCGGTAGGCAAAATAACGGCCGTTCTCGCCCGGCTCCTGGGCGATGTAAACGGCCGCCGTATTCACCCCGCCGTAGTCCTGGCCCATGTAACGCCGCCAGTCGTCCGGTACGGGGAACGCCTTCACCTTGTGGATCGCCTCATCAAAGCAATCGTAAATCATCCCGGCCGGCCGTGTGAAAATGGCACGGTAAAACATGTCGAACTTCCAACGCGGCAAATCGCGACGCGCGCGCTCATATTCCTCGCGCGGAAAAGACGGGTTTGCAATTGACGGGAAAGCGATTAGGCGGATGCTTTTCGCCGCCGCCAACCCTGCCTGCCACACATCCCAAAACTTCTGTTTCAGCC